GCGGCGACTGGTCAAGCGCAAGCGCGTGTTGCTCAGACAATTGCAAACAGCCTAGACCGCATGTCCAGCTTTGCGTTCCGCGAGGCTGAGACGCAGGCCAAGATTGAGGGCGCTGAGTATGGCGCTGGCAATGCGCCTACAGCACAGCAGTTGCTGGATGCGCAGACACCGGCAGAACTTGAGGCGTTGGTTCCCGGCGGCACTGGCACGGTGCGCGACCGCGCCGCCAGAGCGGCGGCACTTGATGCCATCTCTACAAATCTTGAGACATCGGCTCGGCAACAAATAACGGCATTGCGCTTGAGCGCGGCTGAAACAAGTATGCCGACAATGGAATTGCAAGGTGAGATTGATGCTGTAATTAATGGTTACGCTGGCACACTGTTTGACATCAGCCCAACGTCTGCGCGGCAATTCAGGGCGTCTATTGCGGCTGTTGGCAATACTGCTGTTGTGACGCACGCAAACAAAATGGCAGAGGCCGCAGAGGCCGAGCGCAAAATTCAAGCAATCAGAGCCATCGATACGACCATATCAGGCGTTGCTGAAATTGTTGAGCGTGGCGATATTATCGACCCAAATACTGGTGTGGTAGTTTCAACAATGAGCGATCTGCTGGCGGGTGAACGCAATACAATATCCAGAAAGGCTGGCGAGGCACTTGATCCATCCTTGCTCAAACAACAACTTGAGAATTTTGACAAAGCTGTAGATGAGGCGATTGTTGGCGTGGTGCGCGACTATGTTGTTGATGACCCGCTGGCGCGACAAGTTGAGGTCATGTCGGGCAAGATTTCTGACCCAAGAATTGCAGGCATATATGGCCAGATGAACCCAGATCAACGGCGTGCCGCAATTGATGCGTCATTTGATGCGGCATCTAGGGATCTGTCACACGATGCGGCGATTGAGAGAAAAGCGCAGACAAGACGGCAAAAAGCATCGATTGGTTTGCGTGGCGACATTGCGATGGAAATGAATTACCCCGGCAGTACAGGCTCAACGCTTGACGATTTGTTGGACCGTTTGAAAGACGTTGATCCAGAGGCGCATCTGGTAATGCAAGATCGCGTGCTATCAAGTCCAGCGGCTAATGACCCAGATACGATTATCGGCCTAAACAAAACAGAGGCTTTTGGAAACATGACGCATCAGGTTCTTTTGAATGCGCTTGATGCCGGTAACATCACGTTTGCTGAATACTTGAAGCGATATGACCGGCTTGAGCGGCTAAAGGGTGAAGATTTCTCAGCGGCCAAAACATTCATTAGAAATGAAATTAATCCAGTGCCAAGCCTTTTGGGTGGTGGTGATGATGAGGCAAATAAGCAGATCGGCGAAATTGAAAATGAACTGATCCTCGCTCTGCGCAAAGACCCCAGTATTGATCCTCTTGCGTGGGTGCAGAAAAGACTAAAGGATTTGCGGCCAGCCGGGCCAACCCCAAAACAAATTGCTGATGCGCAAGACCTTGTAAATTCGTTTGCAAGCCAAAATAACATTCAGAATGATTTGTCGTCTGTTGATGCAGAGATCCAAAGGCAGATGAGCGGGAGCAACAGGCAAGCGGTTATTAAGAAAACCCAGCCAATAATAAATGCACTTGATGTGCTGAGAAGGGCGCAACAGAAATGACCACACTACGCGATGAAATGATGGTGTCCTACTACCTGTATGACAGCGGAGCTAGTCTGGACATTGTGCGTGATGATGAGGGCCGCGTCAGATTGGAACGTGCGCCTGATCCAGCGGCACAAGCCGCCGCGCTTGGCCCCGGTGCGTATCGTGACATCTATGCAATATCTGAGGCGGCTGATGCGCCTGTGTCTGAGCAAGAGGTCGCTGGCACTATGGGCGGCGTGGTTCCGGGTGTCGGCATTGGCGCGGCAACTGGCATTCAGGATGTTGGCGCACTTGCGTATGGGGGCTTCAAAGCGGCCACAGCAGAAGAGGGCCAGCGCATTGATGAGTTTTTAAAAGGATTTAGCGCCATCTCTGGTGCTATCGGTTCTGAAAAAGCATTTGAAATTTTCAATGCTGGTGTTGACATGTTGCCAATTAGCGATGAGGCCAAACAGGGCTTGAAGCAAGGCGCAATGGTTGGCGAAGGGATAGGCGGCTTTGGTGTAGCTGGCCAAGCTGGCAAGGGCGTTGTTCAAGGCGCAAAGACCTACGCCGCTGGTGCGCCGCAACGCATAGCTGACCGCACAAGCGGCACAATGTTTGGCGCTGGTATGGACCCAACTGCGCCGATTGATGAGGCTATTGTCGCCGGGCAGAAACTGATGGGGCAAAAGCCCCAAGAGGCGCAAGCGGTGAGATCTGCCGCGCCATCCATTAGCGATCCAGAGGTCGCGACAATTGCCGCAAAAGCACAAAATGTTGATGAGGCCCAAGCGGCGGCGGTTGAGGCTGAAAGAGTAATAAACCGCTTTCCAGAAAGTGACGGATGGGTAAAGCCGCAAGTTATGACTGAAAGCAAGACGCCGCCATTTGAGGTAAAAAAAGACGGCACGATTGATGTTAACTTTAAAAAAATCCCATACGCATATCACATACCGCCAGCCGGTGTGACCCCTGATCAGCATAAGGCAAATCTCGTTGGCAAAATGGTTGATGACGTGCAGGCGTTGGTAAACCGGGCAAAGGGCGGTGATAAAAAAGCAAAAGAAATACTGAAGGAGGCGACTTGGTATCGCACTATGCGGACAAGATTGCGTCAGGAATATGGTGGCCTCGGTGATGTTTTCGCTGATTTATTAGGCGCGACATCGGCTAACACCGGCGTTCAAATGAATTATGAAAATGCATTAATCATATTGCGCAAATTTTCGCGTGGTGATTATGACGATGCAATTAAGCTCTATCAGGATCGCCTCGATGCTGGATTGAGCGTGTCTGGCAAAGACATAACAAAACTGCATAAAGACCCGAAAAACCCATTTAAGTTGATTGTCAAAGATAATGAAAAACTATTCGGCGCAAATAGCCCTGCGGCCACCGCGGCACTGCTTGATATGTTCAGACAAGTCAAAGCCGGTAAAGCGCCAAAGACTGTTAACTTTACTGGCAACCTGATTGGCTATGGGTTTGACGCAACAATTGATGTTTGGGCCGCCAGATATCTTAGAGATGCGGCTGGATTGCCGCGAATACCTACCGTAGCAGAGCAAGGGGTAACAGGAACGCACGGCGCTAAAAGCACACTAGATGCGCCGGTTGTTGGCGGTGAATTTGGTTTTGGACAGCAGGTTTTTGCAGACGCACGCGATGCAATAAACCAATTAGGCGTAGTCAAAAATTATGACAAAAAACTTGGGGATCTCGGCGCTGATGATTTGCAAGCTGTTATTTGGTTTGCTGAAAAAGAAAAATGGACCAACAAGGGGTGGACATCAAAAGCTGGCGAAGGTGGATCTTTTGATTATGAGGCCGGTCTAGCCGGGTCTCCAGATCCAGAGCGCGTAAAAGAACTGCGGACAATTATTGGGTCTATAAACACAACACCAGAAGAAAAGATTGCCGCTAGAAAAGAGTTAAAAACATTAGCTGGCTCGGCTGAGAGATATAGCGCCGGAGTGTCAATGGAGCGGCCCGGTCAAGTTCCGACCAACATACAGCAAGCGCAATTGGCTGAAGAAATAACCGCGCCTTTGAAGGCTGATAATACTGTTCTTGGATATCAGGCAAACAACAGTCTTGGAGAGTTTGCCGGAGAAACAGAACGCGCTTTGAATTATGAAATTGTTGCACGCAGTAATTTCGATCCAGCGCCAGCAACAAAAGCGCTTGTTGAAGCTGGCCGCAAATATGATCAAGATGCTGTGTTCATGTCTAAGGTTGTGAAGCCCGGCACGCCAAATGCGAGGCCGGGCGTTGAGGTTTATTTTGTTAAAAAACAAGATGAGGCGTTTACACAAAAGATCACAGAGATATTGCGCAAATATGGAATTGATGGATTTACATTCGTCACTGACAACAGGGTTGCCGACAAGCCAGCGGCTCAAATAAAAACTGGCGCAAAAACTGCTGGCCTTACTGGTGTGAGAATGCAATATGTTCCAGAATTTGATGACGCATTTGATGCCGCAAATGCTGATCAAATTTACAAACAAAAAGCAAAACAGTATCGTAAGGCAATGCGTGACATACTGAAACTGCAAGATATCAGTTATGCGGATGTGACGTACTATGATACAAAGGTATACAAAAACACCGATAGACCCGGTGCTGAGTGGATTAATGGAGGCATAAGCTATGATGAGTACCTTGCAGGAAATCCTTGAGGAAGAATTAGCAGACGGCGCAACAGAGGATGATCCTGTTGTGCAACAATTACGGCGACAGATTGCCGCTGAAGAAACTGGCAAAACGTCAGAAGAGTTGTACATCACAGGATCTGTGAAAAAAGGATAGCCAAATGGCGCGTGATATTACAGACCAGCTTGACGAGATGGCGCAACAAGATCAATTGCGCCAAGACTTGTTTGCCGAGCCAGAGCCACAGCAAGTTGCGCCAGAAGAGGTGGCCGAGCAGGATGCTACTGTAGCGGAGCAGATACTAGGCCCATCGCAAGTTGCGGCTGTGGATGACCCCAGCGTTGTCCAAGTGGCTGGTCTTGATGATATCGTGGTTGGCGTGGCAAAAGCCGCCAAGGGTCGTGTGCGCAAAGCTGAAGAGGCTGTTCTGCCGCCATTGCCGGATGAGCCTATCCAAAAGGTTGGCACTACCACAATCATACGCCCGGCAACCGAGGATGAGGTTGCGGCATTGGCCGAGGCTACAGGCGGCGAATGGACGAAGGGCATTAATTTCCCGGCCATTGCTGAAGGGCTTGAAGACTTTGATATGGCCGACCATATGGCCCGGATCAAAGACGCCAACCAAGAACTGTTTGAAAAAGCCCGGCGCGGCACAATGACCTTTGACCAGATCAAGGAACTTGCCGCCAAATACAGTATGGACGACATGATTGCCGAGTGGCTGGTTCGCAACCCCGGCTCTGGTGCAACCGGCGAAAAACTGCTCGGTGGAATTTTTGCTGTTGCCAACCTAATGCACCACACTAGGGCAGAGTGGGCAAAGGTCGCCGACATGCCAGCCGGAGAGGCGCGAGACGCCGCTGTGCGCCGCGCCTACCAAATGCAAAATGTCACAGCAAGCATGATGGCCAATGTGTCTGGTGCTGGCTCTGAGGCGGCGCGTAGCTTGTTTGTGTTACGCGAGGCGCAAAAGGGTTTGGACATTGACTTTGCCCGGCAATCTGAAGAGATGATTAACCTGTTTGGCGCTGAGACGGTTGAGGATATGGAGTATATGGGCAAGCTATATTTAGCGCTCCCAAGCCCAGCATCGAAAGCATCGTTCATCAAGAACGGCATGAACAAAGCAATGGATATGATTGTTGAGGTTTGGATCAACAGCATCCTGACTGCGCCAACAACACATATGGTCAACGTGGTTGGCAACTCTGTCTTTATGGCCACGCGCACAGTTGAGCAATTGCCAGCCGCCGCTTATGGCGCATTGCGTACATCTATAACAGGCGCAACAGACCGGGCAAGGTTCCGCGATGCTGTGGCTTCACTTGAAGGCATCCGCAAGGGTTTTGTTGATGCGCTGATCGTATCGGGAAAAACATTAGTTACTGAAGAGCCATCCGATCTTGTGTCTAAAATTGATGTGCGCAATCGCAGAGCAATAGGCACATCGGGCGACCCGCGTGCAATCATTGATGAGATCAGGCAGGGGAATGCTGGCGCGGCGGCTGTAAACGCATTGGGCATCAGCGCCAGAATGGGTGGCCGGTTCTTGCTGGCCGAAGATGAGTTCTTCAAGGGCATTGGGTATCGCATGTCCTTGCATCAAATGGTCAGCACCCGCACAGCCAATATGTATGATGAACTGGTGGCCGCTAACAAAACGCCACAAGAGGCCAAGCAGATGTCAGCGGCTGAAGGCGCACGCTTGATGGCCAACCCTCCAAAGGGTTTGGTTGAGGATGCTCGTGATGCCGCAAGGCAGATGACTTTCCAAGGCGATCTCGATGGGTTCCTTGGCGACATGCAAGGCGGCATGTCGCATCCGATTGCTAAATTGTTTGTGCCGTTTTACAAGACGCCGACAAACGTAATGAAAGAAACAATGGTCCGCAGTCCACTGATGTTGGTGTATCCGGGCTTTTACAAAAAGCTGGCGGCTGGCGGTCGTGAGGCAGACATTGCGTTTGGCCAAGTGGCAACCGGCTCAATGATTGCTGGCACATTTGCCTATATGGCTATGGGCATCGATGACCCTGACAAAGAGTTGATCATTATGGGTTCTGGCCCACCAGACCCGCAAGCCCAACAAGCAATGGCTCGTAAAGGCATCCAGCCGTTCTCTGTCAATTTCAAAAACGAAGATGGCACCTATACATCTGTAACGTATTCGCGGCTTGATCCTATTTCTGGCATGTTGGCTATGGCGGCTGACTTTGCGTATTACGCAAACTATGAAGAGGATCAGGCTGTAGTTGACCGGCTTGCTATGGCTTTGACGATGAGCCTTGCGGAATATTCTCTGGATATGCCGTTCTTGCAAGGTGTGCAGGAATTGACGCGGGTATTCACCAACGCAGATCCGCAAATACGCCAAGAGCAATTTATGGAGATGATAGGCGGCAAAGTCACTGAGGCTGGGCTGGCTTTTGTTCCGGGCATGTCATCGTTCTCTGCTGGCATTGAACGTATGCAAGACCCAACGGTATCATCGCCAATGTTGCCAGAGGCAGGATTGTTTGGCGAAGATCCAACACAATTGCCTGCGTTCATGCGCGGCTTTTATATCGAACTGCAACGCGCCAAGGGCCGCAATCCATTCTTCAGCGACAGTGTGCCACCAAAGCTAAACCTGTGGGGCGAGAAGATCACCGCTGGCAGTGGCGAGGGTTGGGAGTTCTGGTCGCCTATCCGCGTGCAGGACACCAAGTTTGCGCCGATTGATGATGAACTAATGGCGCTTGGTGATGGCATCAAAATGCCGAACAAAAAGATCGATGGCGTGCGTCTCAATGCAACGCAGTACAACAAGTGGCTGACCACAATGAACACTATGGACACGCGAGGCCGGATGCCCGGTGATGCGGGTTATGATGTTGGCCAGACAATGATGCCCTTGCTGATGGATATGATTGAGACTGATTACTACCAGTCATTGCCAACCAAAGAGGACAAGCTGGATAAGATTACAACAGTTGTTGGCAAGTTTAAGACAGCGGCGCGGAAGATGCTTGTTGCTGGCGATCCAGATCTAGCTGTTAAGATTATGGCTGTGCAGTGATCTGGCAGATATCAACCTGATGGTGTATAATGCACACAACAAAATGAGGCACAGAGATGGCTGACTACAACATTAACGCAATCACACGCCGGGTCGTGTTCACTGGTTCAGCCGGGCTTGGGCCATACGCCTTCACGTTTGAGGTGTTGGACGAGAACGATGTTGCGGTCTATTTCAACACAACGCTGTTGACGCTGACCACCGACTACACTGTGGCGGTCAATGCCAACGGCACCGGCTCGGTCACAATCGTGACCGGCACCAACGTGCCGTCAACGCCAACTGCGTCTGACACTATCATCATTGTCGGCGCACGCGACATCGAGCGCGTGACAGACTTTGTGACTGCCGGTGACTTGCTTGCGTCCAGCCTCAACGAACAGCTAGACAGCCTCACAATCTTTGACCAGCAGGTAGCCGAGGAGAACAAGCGCAGTCTCCGCGCCCCGGTCTATGATCCGGCGTTGGTTGAGGATGGCGGCACGCTGGACATGACCCTGCCTGCCAAGGCGGCGCGTGCTGGCAAGTATCTACAGTTCAACAGCACGACCGGCAACCCAGAGGCTGGGCCTGACAGCACCGATGTGACGGCATTGGCTGACATCGCAACCGATATTGCCACGCTGGCTGACATCGAGGACGGCACCGATGCGACTGATGCTATTCAGACCGCCGCATCGATTTCCAGCAACATCAGCACAGTTGCCGGTATCTCGGCCAATGTAACAACTGTTGCTGGCATTTCTTCAGATGTCACGGCTGTTGCGGCCGATGCCACTGACATCGGAACCGTTGCAACAAACATTGCGTCAGTCAACACTGTAGCTACAAATATTAGTGATGTTATTGCTGTAGCCAACGATTTGAATGAAGCGGTATCCGAGGTTGAGACGGTTGCCAACGATCTCAATGAGGCGGTGTCTGAGATTGAGACAGTTGCGGCGTCTATCAGCAATGTTGATGCAGTCGGCACGAACATTGCCAACGTCAACACAGTTGCTGGTAACAATGCCAACGTAACGACTGTGGCTGGCATCAGCGCAAACGTGACTACCGTAGCTGGCATTTCTGGCAACGTCACAACAGTTGCTGGCATCAGCAGTGATGTGACAACGGTTGCCGCTGACGGCACTGACATCGGCACAGTTGCGACTAATATTGCGAATGTTAACTCTGTTGCTGGCAATGCAACAAACATCAATTCTGTTGCAACCAACGCAACGAACATAAACACAGTTGCTGGAATTTCATCCAATGTAACAACCGTGGCTGGGATCAGTTCCGATGTTACTGCTGTGGCGGGTGACGCCACTGACATTGGCACTGTGTCAACGAACATTGCCAACGTCAATACAGTTGCTGGCTCAATAACCAACGTCAACACTGTGGCAACAAACATTAGTGGCGTGAACAGCTTTGCAGAGCGGTATCGTGTTGCGGCGTCTGATCCATCCACCAGCCTTGATGAAGGCGACTTGGCGTACAACACGACAGATAACTCACTCAAGTATTACAATGGCACAAGCTGGAACAGCATCACCCCGGGCATTGCCAACATAGTCGAGGACGCTACGCCCCAGCTTGGCGGTACGCTTGACCTGAATAGCCAGAACATCACAGGCGCAGGCAACATAAACATAGCTGGCACGGTCACGGCTGATGGGCTGACTGTAAGCACCTCTGACCCATACATCACATTAACGGACAGCGACACAGGTGTTGACCACGAAATTGATGGTCAGTCCGGCATTGGTAACCTAGCAATCAATGTTGATAAAAACAGCGAAGGCAGTAACTCAGGGCTTGTCGTGAACGTCAAAGGCAACCAATATATGCGTGTTGATGACGGCGGCGACATCTCTTTCTACGACAGCACAGGCACCACACAAGGCTTTTTCTGGGATGCCTCGACACAGCGGCTTGGGCTGGGGACTACGAGTCCTAGTGCTATTTTAACAGTATCTGGTAGTCACGCTACTAATTGGGCGGGTCGTTTTGAGAACACAAGCACTTCTGGCTACGGTGTTTTAGCTATAACAGCAGCTAATATAGCAAGTCATAGAGCATTTGAAGTTCGCAAGAACACATCTGATACAGCAATGCTAATTGATGGCGCCGGAAACGTGGGCATCGGGACTGCGTCCGTAGACAATAAACTGCATTTAGAACACGCTGGAACCCTGTATCTTCAAATTGAAAATACCAGCACCGCCAACAAGTTTTATTTGGGTAACTCTGGCGGTAACGCAATTTTGGAATCTACTGGTGCTTACAGTATGAATTTCAAAACCAATGGTAGCGAAGCCGCCCGCTTCGACAGTTCGCAAAATTTTTTATTGGGCAAGACGGCTAGTGACCGCACCGTTGCTGGCGGCGAAATCTTGTCAAGTGGGGGAGGCAGGTTCACCAGAGATAGCGCCACTCCACTTTATTTGAATAGACTGACAAATGACGGCGATGCAATTGATATACGCCGAAATGACACTGTTGTAGGCTCCATCTCTGTCACCGCATCCGGCACAACCTACAACACCACCTCAGACATCCGCTTGAAGCAGGACATCGAGCCGCTAGAAGCCACCGACAAGCTGATGGCTATGAACCCTGTCAGTTACGCTTGGAAGGCTGACCCTGACGGCCCACGTTCTATGGGCTTCATTGCACAAGAGATGCAAGAGCTAATGCCAGAGGCCGTGTCCACTGGCGATAACGATGATGCGATGATGTCTATGGATTACGGACGCATCACACCGATACTGGTGTCTGCGTTACAAGATGCACATCGTAAGATTGAACAACTGGAACAGCGTATTGCTGATATGGAGGCTAAATAATGGCTGTATCTTTGGGGCCGACTGGCCTGACGCTCGACACAGATTTACTAGATGACTACGAGGAAGGCACTTGCACAATAAGTGTTAAGGCTTGGTCATCTAATCCGACAAGCATCCCTACATTTACAGCACGCTACACCAAGATAGGCAATCGCGTTATTGTGAACGGTCAAGTAAACAGCGGGCTAAATACAAGTGGGGGAAGCGGCCAACTTTACTTTGATGGCTTGCCGTTTACAGCTGTTGGAAGCACATATTCCCACGCTGTTCTTTCCTTTAATGGAATGGCCAATTATGCAACCGCCACAGACACTCCGGTAGGGTTGGTTGCTTCGGACCAAAAAATAAATATGTATTCTATGGGTGATGAAACAGGTTGGGGCGATTTAGTAATTATAGCCGGAACCAATTATGGCTGTGGCTTTACCCTGACATATGAAACAGCTTCATAAAGGAGATTAAGGTGGCACTTACAGAAGAAATAGTTCAGGACAAAATAGAGATTGTCGGCGAGTTTAAGCATGTTCAGGTGCGGACTGCGACAATTATCAAACGTGATGGCGTTGAGATTAGCCGTACTTTTCATCGGCATGTTGTAACGCCAGACGCAGACACAAGCAACGAAAGCGCTGAAGTTCAGGCTATGTGTGCGGTTCTTCATACGCAAGAAATTAAAGATGCGTATGCGGCTCATGTAGAAACAACACGAGAAGCGCCAAAAAATTTAGGAGCAAATAATGGCTAATGCATACACTTGGGCGTTCAACTTTGACGTCTGTAACCACGAGCAAAATGGGCATCTCGATTGTATACAGACTGTCCATTGGAAATTGGTTGCTACCAGCAGTAGCGTTGTTGACGCTGAAGGCAACCCACTGTCTGTGTCTGCATACGGCACCGCTGGCCTTGCAACGCCAGAAGCTGATGACCCTGACTACGTTGCTTTCGATGACATCACGCCAGACTGGGCCAAGGCTAAGGCGCTTGAAAGCTTGGGCAAGACTGAAGAAGAGATGCAGGCAATAGTCGATGAACGCTTGTCAGCGATGGCGACACCCGCCACAAGGCAAGCTGTGCCAGCAAGCTGGGCGTAACAATGGAAATGTCCGGCCTCATCGATATGCTTATCGGACTGGTCATCGCTGGCGGTGGTTGGTGGGTTAACCGTATGGCTGATGAGCAAAAGAGGCTGGAGATTTTGCTTAACCGCACCCGCGAGGACTACGCCACAAAGGTGGAACTGCGTGACGATATGCGTAATGTGATGGATGCGCTCAATCGTTTAGACGCCAAGCTCGATAAGCTGATGGGCCGGGACTAATGTGGTTCATGCTTTCTTACTTTTTGTGTTCGTGGGTCTTGCCGAAGACGAAAGACTTGTCAGCAATGACCTCTACTTTTGGAGCCTCGCCGATTGTGTCTGGTATGCTCAGACACTGCACAAGCAAGGCTCAACCATAACCGCCTACTGCCTGCCGAAGCTGGTGCCGGAAGGGACACGCATCTATGATTGATCCTATCTCTGCCGCCGCTACAGCATCAGCCGCCTTCACCGCCCTCCAGCGCGGCTTTCAGGTTGCACGCTCCATAGAGGATATGGCATCAGACCTGTCGCGCTGGGCTTCGGCGATGAGCGATTTAGAGTTCGCCCACAAGCAAGCTCAGAACCCCGGCATCTTCAAGCGCGTTTTCTACTCGCAGTCTATCGAGGCCGAGGCGATGGAGGCTTTCGCCGCCAAGACCCGCGCCGAGGAACAACGCGCCCAGCTAAAGCAGTATATCCAATACACGTATGGCCAGAGCAAATGGGATGAATTGGTCCGAAAAGAGGGCGAGATCCGGCGCATTCGGAAAGAGACGGTGCATCGTCAGGCCGAGAGACGCCGCAAATTCATCGAGATCGTATCAATCGTGCTGGCCCTTGTAACAGGCGTGGGGGCGCTTATACTGCTGGTAATGTGGCTGAAGGGGCTACAGTAGCCAAAGGAGCTACAATAGGTGTCAACGAAGACTGGCTTGATCGGCGAATATCTGACAGCGGCGGTCATCCTCGAACAAGAGGGCTGGCAAGTGTCGATGGCCCAGCAAGATGGCGTTGACCTTGTGGCTTGGAAGGATGGGCAGTTTATCACCGTGCAGGTGAAGACCGCCACACTGCGGACCCAGAAGGGGAGCCGCAATCCGGTCTACCACTTCCAGCTTGGCTCTGGATCTGCGATGAAATTGGTGAAACGAGGTTCTTATGATATCCTTGCTTGTTGCGCGGCCACCGATAGAAGGGTGTGGTTTCAGGCGCAATGTTGTGTCAACCAATTGTCGATGCGTAAAAGCCCCGCGTTCTTTTCGCGCCCTGACCTTGAGGCTGATAGCTGGAGCCGGGCTGTGCAGATTTGTATGGAGATGAGATGATGGACAAGGACAGATTGCGTGCTGAGATTGCGGCTGACGAGGGCTGTCGGCATGAGATCTATCTCGATCACTTGGGGTTGGCCACGCACGGCATCGGCCATTTGATCCGCGAACACGAGCCGGAACACGGCCAGCCGGTAGGCACGCCGGTCAGCGATGAGCGCGTGCGGCAATGCTTTGCGCTCGACATCGCGGTCACACTTGAGGATTGCCTGCGGCTGTTCCCAGACTTTGCGGATCTGCCGCTAGAGGCGCAATTGATCATAGCCAATATGTGCTTCAACCTCGGCTACCCACGGCTCTCCAAGTTTAAGAACTTCCGGGCGGCGGTTGAAGAGCGCAATTGGATCAAGGCCGCAGATGAAATGGTCGATAGTCGGTGGCACGATCAGGTGCCGAACAGGGCAAAGCGGCTGGTTAAGAGAATGAGAGATTTGGCAGAGGAGCAAAACTGATGATCGGCATTCTAGCAAAAATCCTTGGATCTGGTGACGTTATCAAACAAGGCATGAGCCTCATCGATGATATGCACACATCGACTGAGGAAGAGGTTGCAATCAAGAGCAAGGCCAAGACAGACCTGCTTGCGGCGTACCAGCCGTTCAAGCTGGCCCAGCGTTATCTGGCGCTGATGTTTGCGTTTACCTTCCTGCTATGCTTTGCCATCACGCTGGGCATGACACTGGCTGGCAAGGGTGACATCGAAGGCGTCAAGGCCATCCTCGGTGATTTCTGGATTGGCGAGATCATGCTGGTGATTGTTGGCTTTTACTTTGGCGGCGGCCTTGCAGAAAGTGTGAAGGCCAAGAAATAAAAAGACCCCCGGCCGGAGCCGGGGGCAGTGGTTGTCGGGAGGTGCTGGTTTTAGTCCAGCGGTAATAATTCTATCGCCCGGTCACTGATGCGTCTAGCCCCACCACGCTCAATCAAGCCGACAATCTGGGTCTGGACTGTTTTCTGCCCCTTCCCCATAAACCGCCCTAATTCGCGCGTGGACGGCGTGTAGCCGTATTCCCGCTGGAATATACTGATCGCATCCCAGACCCGCCTCTGTGCCTCTGTAAACGCCATTAATCCAGTTCCTTGATCTGCAAGGTCTTGGACCTGACTGTGCGCTCCGGCTTTGCCGGTGTCACCTTTTCGGGTTGCGCCCGGTATGTGCGGCTCGGCCATTTGACCAGCACCCGGCGGTTGCCGACGATCGCCTCGGCTTCATCGCTGGTTCCCATCCAATCCATAATTGCTGATGTGAACTCGGCGATGTCCTCTTCGGCGTTGGCCTTTTGCTTGAGCGCGTGCATCAGGCAGTCAATGGCCGTGGCCTCATCGCTTGCGCCATCATCCCAATACAGCCGGTCAGAGACGCCGGTCGGATAGGCGGCGATGCCATCCTGCGGCGATGTCACAGGATACATCTCACCAGTCTTGCGGCGTTCCTCAAAGTCTTGCACGGCCAGCACGATGCGTTGCTGGATGGCCGGATCGGCTTTGTACAGGAACAGGCGCAATTCTGTGCCGCGATATAGCACCGCAATGACCCCGGCCTTGAGGCCGGTGCAAAGCATCTGCGCCTGCAACTGCAAAGGACCACGATGTGCGGCTGGCGGGTTCTCTGGCTGGACGCTGGTGTTCTTCGCTTCCAGCAGGATCTCGCCGGTCAGATCGATCATGTCGCCGCCTTGTGGCGTGTAGATGCCGTTGGCTGGATCAGCCGCCCACTTGCGGTTGCCCTTGGCAGAGCCGTCAAGGCTGGCCGCCAGTGGCAAGGTCGGATGCTGGAACGCGGCGGGGAAGCTGGTGCGCAGATCTTTGAGGCCGAGGCGTTCAGCCGCGACCGTCAAGATCTGATTTTCCAGCGTATCGCCCCAAAACATCGCTTGGTTCTGAGGGATGCGGGTTGGTGCGCCTCCCCGGTCGATGTCGATCATCTCAGCCAGCAACTCGTTGCGGGTCTGATACGGTGATGCGTTCAGCAGGACCGGGATGCGGCTGGCTGAAAGCTGGTTATCGGGTGTAAGTTTTCCGACCATTATACAGTCTCCTCTTTTTGTAGTTATCAACGCCCACTACGACTTCCATCGTTTGGGGTTATGGGTTGAAACAAGGCCTCTTCTGGATGCCAGCCTCTTTCAAGTCGGTCCCACAAGGTGGTATAATTTATATTATTTTCTTTCGCGGCTGCCTTCACTGAAGAATAGCCTAAAAATTTAATCCCTTTTTTCTGTATAGGTGGAGAAGGAGCGAGATCAAAAGCCTGCTCTTTTGTCCAGCCGCGACGAAGGCGTTGTGTCACGAGGCCGGAACGCACACCTAACTCCTCTGCCGCGTGAGCAATGCTGAAATACTCTGTTCCTTGAACCGTGATCCGCGTCCACCTTGAACTTGTCCTGCGCTGATTAGGCCGCTCTTTTATGCCGAGAGCCTCTTCCAACGGCCAGCCTTTAAGCATCCTTAGTCTAAAGGCTTTTACGGGGACGCCGTAA